TTGGTTTAGCATATTTTGTGTATATGGCATATCTCATAGAGTCCATCAAGTGATCTCGAAACTTCACAGGTTCATCAAGTGTGTTACCATCGCTATCGGTTTTCCACTTGTAGTTTTTAATCTCATCAAGCAAATCTAAAGATTCTGATTTGATGTGTATAGGAAATGACTTAACCTTATTAATTCCTGCATAAACATCCTTAACAGCAGACTTTAAGTTAAACCCAGCTTTATTTACCTCAGATATGGTTTTAGGTTCAGCAGGATCGGCAAATATCTCAGAATTTCTATCTAAGCCTAGTGACCTCATCCTATCAATTAGTAAAGCCGTCGACATTTTTGTATCGTAGATTAATTGGTCGACAAACAACTCGCCATCAAAGTTTTTAACTCGCACAAGTGCTGTTTGATTGTTAAATCCAAAGTCAAGTCCGTAAAACACATCTCCGCCATCAGGAAAGTTGCGTCTTCGCTTCCAATGAGTATAAATGGTCGCTTGGGATATTGCTCTCTCACCTAAACCATAAACTCGCCAATATTCATGGTCGGCTGATTTAAGCCTCTCAATCTCGTCCACAATACCTTTCTCTAAAAATGGATTGTCTTTGTAGGTAGTGATGGTAAAGTCAGCATCTTCTCTCGGAACGACCTTATCATAAATCCAGGAGTAGTAATCTGAAGGATTATAGTCAATTACTATCTTTTCGGTTGTACGAAGGGACAACTGCATCCAAGATTCATAGTTTACTTCATTTGCCTCGTTTATAAACAGATAATTACGCTTTCGCCCTCTAATCTTCTGCGGTTGGTCAGTAGAAACAAACTCTACGACATTGCCGCCCAAAAAGTAGATGTTATCGGTCTTATTGTGCTTCTCTTCGCTATAAAGCCCATATTTAGACAGAATTTCGACAAAGTCACGCATTACCGATCCTTTGATAGATGGTAATGAACTACGACATATTGTCAGCGTCTTTCCTTTCTCTTGTAATAACTTTACGATAAACCAGGTAATTACATTGTAGGTCTTACCAGATCTTGTTCCACCTTGCATGATGGATATTCTCTTGTTAGAGTTTTGGAGGACTTCGAATACTACGTTTGTGGTAACGTTCATAGAAAAAATTTTAAAAAATAGGTCTGAAGTTTACTAATAGAAAACTTTTGGTTTTATAGGAAGGTAGGGTTTTGCTATTTTAAAGCCCATTTAAGCCTTCAAATTCCAAAATGGATACATAGTACTACAAATAGGGTTAAATGCCGTAGAATCGCCTTAAAATGCGAAATAGAGGCATTGTAGCTACTCTTCATAGTTGCCATCTTCATTAATATCCAATAATTCCCCTGAATCATGGTTGTAAAGTGGTATTTCATCACTTTCCCCAGCTTTGTACGCAGGAACAATCATTGCAGGTTCAACTTGTGTATCAAAATTCACAATACCATCATTTTGCGGTAAGCTCTTATGCTCATCTCCATCTATCTGTTTCATAACATCTCCAATTTGGTTCGGTTTTATAACATTGACTGTGATCTGCTTAACGACATCTCCTTCATGAGCAACCTCAGTCTTCTCAATATACCCTCTTCTCTTACCTCTAGTCTTCAGTAAGAACATTGTAGCTAAGGTATCGCCCCTAGCAATCCTCTCCATCAGTTTTTGTTCGCCAAAGTCAAGCATTATCTCCTCAGGCTCGATTTCAGCCAATCTCTTAGCAAAGTCAGCATCATCCTTCAACCAAGTCTTATACTGCGTCCTACCGACTCCAGAAGCCTCACATGATATAGTGATATTGCCGAAGTTCTCCTTATAAGCTATGATAAAAGCCTCTTTTGCTATTTCTTTGAATTGTGCGTTCATATTATACCTTTTGGTGTGTCAAATGTTTAAAAATGTTAAAATCATTGTTTTATATCAGAATTTTGAGGGGCACAAGGGGTGTACATTTTAGATCGTGCGAATAAACAAGGTAGGGGGTCGTATACGGTCAATAGATACCCCAAAAATCGGTTATCTAATGTTAACCCTAGTACTTTGTTGACTAATTTTCTGAGGGGCTGTAATTGGCTTAAAATATCGGTTATTGTCATCGGTTTATTTCGGTTAGTGTGTCCGCTAAATTAAGGGATATAATTTAATGATTGGAAAGGGACTGAAACGGCAAAAGTAAAAAACGGTTACAGTATTATATTAATACATACTTACTACTATAATAGTATATTAATATAGTAATATAATATTACTACTATAATATTGTATTATTAATATAATATTAAATTACTAATTGAACAATGAATAATTATATACTTAATACTATTATATAAACGTTAACAATACTTTAACAAATAACTTATAAATATTTACAATTGTTTGCAATTGTTTACATATCTTTAGGTCCTATTAATAACAAATAAAACTACAAAACATGGAAACACTTAGCACAATTTTACAAGTATTTCAGCTTGTATTGTTTACCCTATTTATGGGTAATGTCGGTAACTTAATCATTCACCTATTAATTGACAAAGATGCAAACAATTAGCCTATTTGAGCTTATTAGCTTATTCATTGGTTCAATCTTACTTTATACATTAGCCAAAACAATTTGGGAGGAACTAACACAAAACAAAAAATAATCTTTAACACTACAAAACACAAACACAATGAGAACTAAATTCACAAACTCGGAACTTTCACACATTTGGGCTAATCAAACCCAATCACATGGCAAGGGCTCTAATATGTTTTTTGAACATGATACTATATACAGTTATGGTTATCACTTTAAGATAGCTCAACATGTAACTAACAAAGACGGTCAAAAGTGTATATTTTTAAACTCTCGTAGCTATTCAAATAGCACAAACAAACAGCAAAGTTTGGTTTGGAGAGCTATCCCTCAAAATGTACAATTTTATAGGGTTGTATCATTTATAAATAATAACGGTTTTGAAAAATTAACACATAAAGAAAATCTAACCCACTACATAAACGAGGCCGAAAAATTACAACAGTTGACAATTAAAGCTAATAAATTAAAAATGGGCTATTTGAACCAATTAGACAGTCAAATAGATATTTTTAATAAATACGTTTTATTTTTTGATTTGCAAGATTTAGAACAGTTTACCTCTGAAAGTTTGCACGGATTATCCTTAAAAGAAAGATATGAGACATTGACAAGATGGGTAACAATGTACACTAATAGCGAGGAGCTTATAAAATGGCAAATAAAAGACAAAGAAAAACAAAGACAAGCCGAAATAAAAGCTAAAGAGGAGGCAAAGGAAAAAATTGAACTATTTAGACAGTTTAAAATATCGTCAATTTATGCAAATATTGGTCATTATTTATTAAGATTTAACAAAGAAACGGATAATATTGAGACAAGCGGAGGAGTAAAAATATCAAAAGACTTGTTTTTGTCAGCTTATCAACGTCTAATTAATAACGAGCTTTTAAGAGGTCAGCACGTGGATAGATATACATTTAACGGAGTAGATGGCGATATCGTATCGGTAGGCTGTCATAAGATACCCATGACTGAAATAAATAGTATTGTGGCTGTTTTGTAGGGTTGACTGACGAGCTGTTAAATTCAGCGAAATAAGAGCCCATTAAATTGGGCTTTTATATTAACCAAAACAAAAGATAATGTTTACACGCATCAACAACGACATAAACGGAAACCCTCGTTTTGTTGTTCATTACTTACAATTAGCCGACAGTTACCAAAGAGCTCTTTATTTAGGGCGTCAATTAGGTGGACGTAAATTCCATAACAAACAATATGGAGGAGGGATAGCGTTTCAATCTTATAATACAGAATATTTAGCCGAAAAGATTAAACAAATTAAAGAGGCGGAATATTTAGCAAAATAAGACGTTTAAAGACACTTTCTTTGTGATTGGTATGTCTATACTAATTTAAAAAGATAAGCGAAATTTAAGCCTATTAAGTGCCTTAAAAAGCATTTTAGCTATTCTTTGCCCTTTGTATATTGGCAAAAGCTAGTTAAATGTGCAACTATAAACCAGTTGCAGGCAAAAACCTGCCAAAAACCCTATGCAAAAACCCCACAAAAACCCCACAAAAATCTTTTACAAAAACCTAACAAAAATTTGGTGGGACAAAAACTTTTATATATTTTTAAACATTAATACAAACAAAAAACCTAAAACATGAACACAAAATTCCACTTATTACTTGAACGAAGTGAGTACACATCGGACAATGACATTACAAAATTAGAACCATTGTTACAAGAGTTTGCTAAATCAGAAGGCGTAAAAACCTTTTTTAAATCAGACATAGTATCAATCAATGATGCTAATGATTACATGAAAGAAGAACTTTGGATTGAAAACAATAAGTACAATGGCGAAGACGTTACATTTATTCACTGGTACAACGAACAATTTTATATCATACAAACAAACTAAACAAATGAAACCACTTAAATCACAAATCAAAATCGATGCTATCAAAATGATTGAAGCGTCAACAGAATCAATTTTTGCTGCTTTACATGAAAAATATATGACTGTTGGAGGTGATATTTCGCCAATTCAGCAATATCAGTTAGAAGAAGCACAAGAACTTTTAGTTCAAATTATTACAAAACAAGTATTTCAAAACATTGACCTAAGTAAAGTTAATTTACAAGAACTTAATAGAGATGAGTTAATGGAACTAGCTTATGAACTAGATTGGAACGGTAGCTGGGACGCTGACGAGGAAGGTCAAGAGCCTATGACTAAAGATGATTTGATAGAAGCCATTAGCAATATGATAAACGAATTATAAATGAAAGTATTAGAGCTGTTTGCAGGAAGCAGGTCTATTGGCAAAGTAGCTGATAGACTTGCTTTTGACGTTTACTCAAGCGACATTGAGCAATTCGGTGGCATAGATTACGTTACCGACATCCTGGATTTTGACCCAACAAAAATCCCTTTTAAGCCAGACATCATTTGGGCATCTTGTCCATGTACTGCGTTTAGCGTGGCTGCCATTGGTAAAAACTGGACTAAGGTCGGAGATAATTATATCCCCAAAAACCCCAGAGCTGAATTTGGTTTAAAACTAGTCCAAAAAACCCTTGAAATAATTGAGCATTTTAACCCCACCTATTTTTTTATAGAAAATCCTAGAGGGATGCTTAGAAAGATGCCTATAATGGCGGATCTTCCAAGACAAGGCGTAACATATTGTCAATATGGAGATACAAGGATGAAGCCCACAGACATCTGGACTAACAGTACAAAATGGATTCCAAGACCAATGTGTAAAAATGGCGACCCATGTCATGTAGCTGCTCCCAGAGGATCAAAAACTGGCACACAAGGACTTAAAGGTTCATACGATAGAAGTAAAATACCAGAAGACCTATGTTATGAGATACTAAAGTCATGTATCATTTAACAAAATATTAGCAAAAAACTTTGAAAGATATCCAAAAACTTCCTAATTTTACAAAACAATTATAAACAAAACAAAAAACCTATGAAATTTGAATTTGTACAAGAGACAGATCAGTTATTAAATGACACGATCTATTTTACTAAGCAAGATGGCGTATTCGTTAGTGGAAGCATTAGCACAAAAAAAGATATAGCTTATGCTATATATCAAAAACTTTCCGAAGGATTGCCCCTTAGAACAACAGAAATATTAGAAACAAAAACCCTACAAGAGTAAAAACAAAAAAAATGCTAAAACTAACCCTAGAACAAAAAAAGAAAGGTATCAAAGAAGAGTTTACCTACGTTAACAGTAACGGAAGAATGTCAAAACAATACACCTACAAAGGGATGTATATTACTTGGGATAATCAAATCCTACATGGCAAATGGTATTACTGGAGAGCTAGTTATTACGGATCTTTAGATGCAGCGATTTCAGGAATAGATAGGCACATTAATCACTTTAAAACCAAATAAACAAATGTTAGAAATTAAAGATCACAAAAGCCTTTTTAAATATGGCGACATGAAAAAAATCATGGAAATCACTGGCTACAGTCGTTATGTTATTGAAACTAGACTAAAGAACAATGACTACGAGATGACAGAGTTGATAAAAACCTTTTACGACAAAAAACTTGAACTACTTAAAAACCAAATATGGGAGCATCAGAAATAAGCTATTACGTTATGCCAGGACTAAAACAAACAGAAGTAAGATTTGACCAAGTTATTAAAACGGTATGTGAAGTCATGAATATTGATAGATATAAGTTACTTACGCCAAACAGGAGTAAAAACTTGGTTTTTGGTAGAAATATGTGTTATTTTATTTTTAGACGTTATTTTTCGATGACACTAAAAGAAATAGCACAAGCTTTTGGCAGAGATCACACTACTGTTATTCATGGACTTGTAACATTCCAAAATGACATAGAATGTATCAAGTTTTATAAATCTCAGTTCTTAGACGTACAACAAACATTAGGATTACACACAAACAACAAAAAACTCAATATTTTAACAACAAACTAAACATTATGCTATCATCATTCGCAGAGTTAGACGAAACAGACAAAAGACTATTTGTCGCTAAAATCATCCACAACATTAATTACAGCCAATCAAGTTTTGAGACTGTTATGGCACTTGTTAAGATGTGGGATGAATACCCAAGAAGACAAGCCACTTTTTTTACCAAATTAAACCAAATAACAAATGGAATTGCAAACAACTAACACACAGATTCAAGCACCTAGTTACCAGATGGTCAACAAGGACTCAATGCTATCCTTATCGAACGAGCTTAAACGCTTTGTAAAGGATGCACACTTAGTATCTAACATTAAAGGAAAGGACTATTGTAACGTAGAAGCCTGGCAGATGGCAGGAGCTTCATTAGGATTATTTCCTATCATTACAAGCGTACAAGACTTATCTAGCGAGAATGAGCTTAAATACATGGCTACTTGCGAAGTTAGATCGTACCAAGACAATAAGTTGGTATCAGTAGGTATCGCAATATGCTCTAACAAAGAGGGTAGCAAAAAATTCTTTGATGAGTATGCTATCTTATCTATGGCACAAACTAGAGCAGTAGGTAAAGCTTTCCGTAATCAGTTAGCTTGGTTGATGAAAGCTGCTGGATTCGAGGCGACACCTGCTGAAGAGATGGATTTTGTACATGAAGAGCCAAAAAAACCCTCAAAGCCAGTACAAACAGTTGTAGCTGAGATTATTGAAGAAGCTTTTGATAGAGATTCTATAATGATGGATGTTGCTAAATGTACTAAGCTAAAACAATTAACAGATGTTTACTTTACATACAAGCAAACATTTGATGCTGATGAAACATTGATGAAGGTATTAAAAATGAAAAAAGAAAACCTAAAATAAAATGAACCTAACATTATTACCAAAAGTAGAACTAAGTTCTATAGAACCAAACAAATTTGCCATTGAGTTAATCAAAACGCAGATAGTAAATCACTTTACAGAAACTGGTGAGTCACCATTAGAACTCCTCGTTAAGTCAGAGGCTGTTGTACAGCTTTTAGAAGGCATTAGAGCTGATTTAAAGGAGTTAGTACTAGATGAGCTTAGTAAGTATCCTGGAGGCAAGGCTGAGGTCTTAGGAAGCGAAATGGCTAAGTTTGAATCAGGAGTCAAGTACATCTATGACCAAGATTATACTTGGGGCAAGATGAATGAGCAATTAGAATCAATAAGATTTGCTATTAAGGAAAGGGAAAGGATGCTAAGAACCTTACCTACTGCTATGGTTGATCCTGAAACTGGGGAGATGGTACACCCAGCTCCTAGAATTAGTACAACAACCTTTAAGATTAATTTAAAGAAGTAAAAATCCCCTACCACCTCAAGATACCAATATTTATAACCTGATAGTAATTTATATAAACTTGGGGTGGTTATTTTAAACTTATGATAATCATTTTAACTATAGCACTTTGGGAATTAGGTAAGACCTTGTTCTATAAACTTATAAACAAATAAAACATGATGGAGCTTTCAGGACTGGAGAATAATGTACCAGTAAGGATGATTTATATAGATGACAAAAGCGAAGTATTATTCAAATCAATGGCTAGAGCTTCAAGATATACCAATATAACCCAAGACGCAATAAAAAAATCTCTTAGTCCTTTATTAAAGATGAGATTTAAGCACAACGATAGGGATGTTATTTTTAGGATAGTTAAGGATAAATAGTATATTTGTCTTGAGTGTCGGATACTCATTAAGAACTTATTGCCCTTGATATGAACCCCCAATCCGACTGGGGGGAATTTGATAGGGCACTTTTATTTTATGAATACAGGAATGATTGTTAAGAGCAGATCGGCTGAGAAGTACACTGCCATCGACAACGAGATTATTAGGAATGTCGAGTTAACACTAGAGGAGAGAGGATTATTAATTTATTTGCTTAGTATGAGGCATGATTGGGTAGTTTATAAAACTAACTTACATGAACGATTAGGTTGCACCAAAGGTCAACTAGACAGAGTTTTTAAGGGATTACAAACCAAGAACTATATCTTATCTGTAAAGGTCATAAATGAGCTTGGAAGGTTTACAGGATGGAATCATGTAGTATATGATACACCAGCAATCCGAGATGATAAATCACCGAGTTCTATAAATGCCGAAGTCGGTGAAAGTGCTCCTATAAGTAATACTAATACAATTAATACTAAATTAAATATTAAGAAAACTAAGTTTATAAGACCAACAGCTAATGAGATAGACTTATATGCCAAAGAAATAGGCTTTTTAACTCTTGATGCTTCTTACTTCTTAGACCATTATGATTCTAATGGTTGGTTAATAGGTAAAAACCCCATGAAAGATTGGAAGGCTACTGTAAGAACTTGGAAAAGGAATAGTTCCAAATTTAATCAGCAATCTGATGTACCTACAAACAAAATCACTACACAAATTAAACTTAAATGATTGCTATAAACCTACCAAAAGCTTTAGATATTGAATCTAACATACTTGGTGCTTTGCTTTTAGATAAAAGGACTATACCATTGGTTATAGGTCATCTAAAAACTGAGATATTTTACGATCTGAAGCACCAAAAAATCTTTAACGCTATAAAAGAGATGTACGATACTAACGTGTCTATAGACCTTTCTACTGTAGCTCAAAAACTTTCGCAAGACAAGGAAATGCAAGATATTGGTGGAGCTTATTACCTATCAAAGTTAACTGATAATGTAATTTCTAGCCATCATATTAACACTCATATTGAGATTGTTATAGAAATGTATAAGAAGCGTGAAGCTTATAAAGTACTTAGAATAGCTGAGAATCAATGTCTTGACAATGATAGTCAAGCTATAGATTTACTTTCTGACTTAAATAGTCAACTTATAGGTTTACTAGAATATGGAAATCTATATGAGAAAAGCATAACTGATGTAGTTATGGCTATAAACTATGCTCGTGATAAGGCACAAAATGGTGAGTTATTAGGCTTTAATACTGGATTTCAAGAGCTAAACAAAACCATAGCAGGATGGTGTAAACCTGACCTATGTATTATAGCTGCAAGACCTGGAGCTGGTAAGACTGCAATGATGCTTTCTAGTGTTTATCACTTAGCTATTTTAAATAACGTTCCTACGGCTATTTTTAGCCTTGAAATGAGCTCCGAGCAGTTAGTTGAAAGGTTAGAGTCAATAACGAGTCAAGTGCCCTTAAAAAGCCTTAGAACGAACAATTTGAATGATTACGAAAGAAAGGTACTTTTAAAGACAGATGACAAGATAATCACAGCACCCATCTACATAGAAGATACTGGAGGAATCAGTATCTCACAACTCAGAGCTAAGGCTACCATTTTGAAGCAGAAGTATGGCATTAAGATTATTTTCTTAGATTATCTTCAGTTAATGAGTGGACAAGGTAAGGCTAACCAGAACCGAGAGCAAGAGGTTAGTAATATAAGCCGAAGCCTTAAAGCCTTAGCCAAAGAGTTGGAAGTGCCTATTATTGCTTTATCACAGTTATCTAGAAAGGTAGAAGAACGAGCTGACAAGCTACCAATGTTGTCTGATCTTAGAGAATCTGGTAGTATTGAGCAAGATGCTGACATTGTTATTATGCTTATGAGACCATCTTACTACGAGATGAAAGATTCTGTAGAAATAGGTGGTAAGCAGTACAATCCTGATGACCTTGTTATCGTTAAGGTAGAGAAGAATAGACATGGACGTACTGGTAACTTAGCTGTAAGATTTATTGGAGAAACAACCACATTTGAAGACTATAAACATTAAAACATGAATGACAACTACCAAAAATTTACTGAAGTGGAATTAAAAGAAGGTGAAGACCTAAACATTGAGAACATGAAGCAGCGTATTATTACAAGAGCATGGTATGATACTGCTAGATTCCATGACTTAAATGACATAGCAGTTGGTATAGGTATAGGTACAAAAACCCTTTACTTTTACGCTAAGAAACTAAAACTACCTAGAAGAAGTGGACTTAAATAGAAACTATAAGAATACTCGTAAGTTCGACATAGAACAAGCTAAGGCTTCGGATGGCACTTATCAAGCATTGTTATTATTTGCTAGGAACACAAAAATCTTGGTCATCCAACAGCCAAAAGCCCTAAAGCAGAAGTATATGTGGCTTGAATATGAGAATAATGGTAAGCCTAGTGGCATAGCAGATACAAGAGTAGAGTTCTTTGCTATCAACTTTGACCTTAAAGATAGGATCTACTTTATTAGAGCAGAAATGCTAAGAACAAAAGCAAGAAGGTACTTTAAATGGGGTAAAACTAAGATAGTTGAAGGTGTAAGATATATAAAAGTTCCGACCACAGAGATAATACGTTTCGATTAAATATTGTAATTTCGTTTATATGACATACAAGACAGCAAGTGACTTAACCAAAATGATGCTAGAATATTTAGATAATCTAGGATATGAGGTATGGAGGAATAATAACCTAGCAGTTAAGGGTAGGTCTTTTATTGGTAAGAAAGGATTGCCTGATATTATTGGTTATCATAAGAACTATGGTCAGTTTATTGCTTGTGAGATTAAAGCTATTGGTGATCGTTTAAGTGTATCTCAGATGAGTTTTTTAACACACTTAGGTATGTGTGGTGGCACATCAATAGTATGTCAACAAATATCAGACGGAACAATTAACTTAACAATATTTTTAGACAATGGCGAAAGCAAAATCAGCATCTGGAACGAGTACGAAGGTGAATTTCGGAACGAGAAAGAAGGGTAAGGCAAAGAAATCATATAATAAACACAGTTCAAGACCAAAAGCATATAGAGGTCAAGGACGCTAAAAAACAATTATGGAAAATTTAGAGTTAGAAAACAAATCAGAAAATGTAACCAAGACAACTAAACAAGACGTTAAAGTTACTGTAGTACCTAAAGAAGGCAAGTTTGTAACTGCTGAAACTATTAAGTTAGTAGAAGACATCTTAAACGATGGTACTATTGATATTAAGTGGAGAGCACAACTTAAAGAGCAAGTAAGAAAATACAAAGGATCACAAGAATAGTTTATAAACCAAAACAAAAATAACATGGCAACACAAAAAGAGAACTTCTTAGGAAGATGTTTCACACTTAGATCAGCTTACGGATCATTTAGAAAGGTATCATTTGGTCCAGAGGACTTAAAGAAACTTAATGAGTTCGCAGCTACTAACAAAGGATGGTGTTCTATCCTTATCAAAGACAAAAAGAACGCAGGACCTGAACAAAGTGATTTCTATTGTGAAATGGACACATTTAAAGCAGGTGATTTTAAAGGAACAGGTAAAAATCTACCATTTTAATTATGAATAAGAATATTTATAAAGAAATTATTATAAACCTATTACTATTATTAGTAGGTTTGTATCTACCATTTGCATTTATTATTAATAAGTACAATCCATTGGGTTGGGAATGGTACGAAAGACTTTCATACGTTATAGCAGTTGTAAGCACTATAGGATATGCTTCATCTATGTATAACAAAAAGTAATATGTTTTGTTTGTAGTTTAATAAGTACACCCTGCTATTCTTAGTGGGGTGTTTTCGTAATAAAAAACCCCCAGATTTTACCTGAGGGTTAACCAAAACTACACACAATCACACACCACACATGAGAGCTATTTTTCAGTTCTGTTTATTAGAACTATCATAAAATTTAGTCAATACAGACCCATAAAGGGTTGCTTGATACCTTCCAACAAAACTATCTACTGATTCATTCACATAGAAATAATCTTCATTAGCCATATATACAAAACATCTATCGCTATTTTCATCATCAGCAGTTACACTCGCCACCTGATAAATATTGATATAGGCATCTGATTCTTCTGAGTTGTCTTGGAACTCATAGCTTTCATCTTCCTCTTCGGTCAGTTGTATGATGTGCATTAACATTTGTGATACTATTTTTAAGTACAGTAAGTCGTAATTCCTTTACAATTAACTCAAGTCTAGCTTCTAGGTGAGTCTTTTCTTTCATTAATTGGTTGATCTTAACGTCTGTGTCTCTGTTCATACAAATTTACGATTTAATTGATATTGAAATAAAAAGTGCATACCTTATTGATAATCAATACGATACACACTTTCTTTTATTTACTAAACTATAGTTACTTCTTAGGTAACCTAATAATCTTACTGCCTAGTGGCATTGGTACAAATATAGCAACTCTTCCGCCATCTAAAACCACTCCACAACCCAATGTTGGTCTTTTGGGGAAAGGTCGTGAATATTCCATAGCATAAGCATCAATATCTATACCACACCCTACATTCATGCCAAATATCATATCCTTGTCAGATGCACTATAAAGAACACCTCCAAAGCTATGTATATGACCTATTACTGTTGATTGTCGAGCATCTCTTGCTCTATTGATTGCACCTGCTTGTCCTGATGATCCTGTACCATGAGTGTACAGAACACTATCTATTTCCCATTCTAAAGCCCATTTCCAGCCTTTAGGGGCATCCCAAGCTTGTTCATAGGATTTAATAAATCTCTCTGGTAAACCGCTTGTTTGAGCCTTTCTTTTGTGAAGGGCTGAGTGGTTACCAATACATACTTTAACAATGGGGAAAGTCTTGTACCATTTGTACATAGCCTCTTGGGCTAAATCTGCTTCTCTACCTGCTCCATGTCCGTCAGGTTTAGATTCGTGATAACTGATGGCATGATTGTCAACTTCATCTCCAATATGTACAACCTCAGAACATTGAAACTTATTCGCTACTTCATAGCAAAAAGCTTTATATCCAGGATGACAGAATGGTTCGTGAGTGTCGCCTATTACTAGGACGTTTTTCTTGCTCATTATGTGTTGTTTTGGTGTTTAGTTTTTGTGGTTAGAATAAACAGTCTTATTGTTTACTTTTAAAGCATCTAATACTTGCCTTCTATTCTTTCCCAAATTGTAACTTACATGAACCCATCCGTAATTAAACTCATTAATAAGCTGATCAAACTCTAGCTCGTTCTTTATGTATTCAAAAATCTGCTTATTAGTAACTCCACCCATATCATCCATATCTATATCTGCCGCTTTGCCCTCGCAATGTTGTGAACGTAAACTTCCAGAAATGTAATGATTGAGAACCTTGCTTCTGTAGCCACTAGATATATTAATAGGACCAAACTTAATTCTGATTGGTTCTAATACTCTTTCGCAAAGTATCTTGATATTTTCTATGTGTTCAGGTGTTGGTTCGTTAGACACACCATGTCTTTTAGCTGATTCGCTACGAGTAAATTCCGCTAGATTAAAGTGTGCTGTAATTTGCATGATGTGCTAAATTATAACTTTTTCTTGTAGTGCCTTTTAACGAAAGAAAACATCTGCATTCCTAACCAAGCTATAGTCATCAAATAAACTATTGTTTGTAAGAATGGATTAAAGTTTACAAAGCCAAATATGTTAAGCCAAGATACGGCTGTAAAAGTGATTCCTACTGGAGTTAAATCTGTATTCAATTCGTTAAATTGTGACATTGTTATTTCTTATTAAAAATTGTTGTTACTATACTAGCTGATAACAAAGTTGCAGAATACATCAATAGTGAATCAAAAGCCACTTGAGGTATTAACGTACAAAATATACCAATTATTGCACATAACAACGCTAATAAACCAGCGACTCTTTTAGAGCTTACTTCACCACTACCTGAAAACATATCCTTTATAAACTTTATCATTACTTACTTATTTTAAAATATATACCTGCTCCAAATCTTATTTGACCATTTAAACCTAAATCAACGTTAAGCCCAATTAGAGCCTTATTTTTGACGTTAAGTACGATTCCAGGACTTAGTACCTCCAAGCCATTAGACTCGCTTAAATCGCCTCTAAAGCCCAAATAAAGGGTATTATTAGCTTTAGCTTCCTTAGTGATGGTAGTAAGTATGGTTTTTTCGGTTATTTTAGCCTCAAATCTCCTTGATTGGATCTTATTTTGGCTTATAGTGTCGCTTATGACAAAGGTATTAGAATCTACGTTAATCGTATCAGAATACGCATAAATACGCATATAATCAGATATTATGCGTATAGTATCATGTACCAAAAAACGTACAGAATCATGTACAGAATCTATAATGACATAAGGTATATCTCTCCCTTGTTTCCATTTTGTGGTCACTTTGGTTTGATATACCGTATCAGTCTTTATAGACTCTATAGTAGTACTTGAGCTATGGCATGACTCGTATAGCCATACCATAGCAAAAAAAGCAAGAATAATAATTAAATAATTCTTAATAGCAGTCATTATTCAGCTATAAGAGTCAAATTTAACTTAACAGCTGCCCAATTATAAATCCAAGTGTTAGCATCAGGGGTAGCTGACCACTCTTGATAGTCTGCACCATTGATGTCTAAATTAGCAGTAATTAGGTTTTCGTAGCTTACTGATTCCTCATTTACTATTTCTTTTTGTAGTTCATAGTAAAGGGTTGCACTTGTTGTGAAATCATCTGCAATACCTCTTAATGTGAAGTTTGATGCAGTTTGTGGTTCTCCGTTGAACCAAGTTGTAATCGGTTGAATTTTCATTTTATTTTATTTTATTTTAGAATGTTGTTAATAATGCTCTTACCCAAGTATTTGTTGCAGTACATACATAAATTGCAGTTCCATCTATTCTTATTTCCCCTAATGTTCCTGTTGATGTTGATGTAGCAGGAGCAGTATTTAATGCTGATAATCTATATTGAGTTGAAGTAACCGTACTTGCAGATGTTATTGCTCCTGTACCATCAACTATAAATACTTCAGTTGAACCATTGTTTGTTCTTACATCTAATAATCTAAAAGCTGAATTACTTGTTCTTGTAGTAAACCCATAAAACAAAGTGTTGTTAAATGAAGCATTAGTATTTTTAAGTACAAATACCGTAGAACCTTGGTCAGTACCTGTTGCTTGTAAAACACCACCTGCGTTTATAATATCAACTTTAATACCTGAAGCAGCAGTTGATTGCCCTATTGCAACTTGTCCACTTACCGCAAGTCCATTAGTAGGTGCAGCAGTTGATGCACTATATCCAATAGCAGCGTTTCCGTTGACTTGAAAACGGCTACCTATTGTTGTTGTGCCAATTCCCAAATTTGCACTATTATCAAGTGTCATTGCTTGAGTAAATGATATTGTTGTACCTGCTCCACCTGCAGCTGCAACATACCAAGAATGTACACCTGCTCTTTGTTGATACCTAGAAGCTAAATCAGAAGTAGCTTTATATCTAAAAGATAAAGCTGATGCTTCATAAAAATTGTAACCTATGTTAATATATGATTTTAAACCATCATCTCCACAATCAATAGTTCCATAATTCTGCCAATCAATATATTTTATATTAAAAGCTCCCCAAGAATATGATGTAGTTGTATAAGATATATTATCATTTACTATTAATTTGCCTGATGAATTAATACTAATTCTATTAGCTGAATTTGTAGCAAAGTTTAAAGTATTGGCAGCACTTAAATACATACCATTAGTAGGTATTGTGGCACTTGTTGGAATAAAAGATGCACCCGTTACTATACCACTAAAAGTCTTTGCTCCCGCAAATGTTTGTGTTCCTGTTGTAACCACACCACCAAAAGAAGCAGATGCAGGTTCTAGGTTTAATGCTGAACCTGTTAATGTAGCAGCATTAGCATTTGGACTTGAACCAATAGCAGACAATGTAATAGAACCTCCACCACCGCCACTATATTGAGGAATATTTAAAGTATTTCCTACAAGCGTCGCCGCCCCCGAACTTCCTGTAGTTGTTAAAGTTAAAGCACCCTGATAAGTATTTGTATCTAAAGCAAACGTACCACTAGCAGTCATTTTAACAAAAGATGCTGAAGCATAACTTAAAGCTGCTAAAGATGTTAAGTTTGTTGCTAATGGCTGACCACCTAATCCACTTAATGTATAGTTAGGTACATTTAAAACACCTGTAGTATTACTATAAGTAGATGCACCACTACTTCCTGTAGTAGTTAAGCTAATAGATGCACGAGCCAAAGCATCTGTATATTGTGTAATTGTTGAAGCTATTGTAAAAGAAGGATAAGTTCCACTAACTGATATTCCTGTACCAGCCGTTAAAGAAACAGTTTGATCTGGAGCAGAGTTAGTAATTACACCTGTTGTATTGTTGTAGCTTATTCCTGTACCTGCACTTAAAGCCGTTAAAGCAATAAATGCACTTGGATTAGATGCTAAATAATATGTACTATTGTCATAGCTTATAGTTGTTCCACTAATTTTAACAAAGCCAGTACCACTTAAAGCAGTTTGCTTATTGTTAAATACTGACCAATCACTTGAACTTAACTTACCAGTATTTGAAGCCGAAGCAATAGGTAAATTAAAAGTATGAGTAGCCGTTGCACTTGAAATATTAAAATCCGTACCACTTGTTCCTGTTCCAAAGAATTGCACTTGTGCAGTCAATCCATTTAAAGCAGTAAGTCCTGTGGTAAAAGTTGTTATAACCTCACATAAATGACTATTTTCAGTATGTAAAGTGATTGTCCTTCCACTATTAGTTACATAAACCCTAATTGCTAATCTATCAGTTATAGTCAATGTAGTTAAAGGTACTGCCAATGCCGTTGTATATAGATCAATTGCAGTTCCATTAGTTATTCCTTCTGGTGCAGCTGAACTACTTGCTATCAAAGTAAATGTAGTTCCGTTATATTTATAAAGTTCAACATAAAAAGATGGACTACCACCACCAGAATTTGCACTAAAGTACATTTCAAAGTTCCAATTACCAGCTGGTATTTCTAATAAAGCTGGATCATTTGCATCGGTAATAAATTGTGCAATATATCCATTAGAACTTATAGTAAAATCAGTTCCAGCACCTTCAATTGGCACTTTATTCATTTCATAATAAGTATTTCCTACAAACGTACCTTGATTTACACTTCCGTTTAAATAATATGCCACCGAACTACCTCCACCACTAGATGTTGGAAAGTTAGCTAAAGTTCCATCTCCACGCACATATTGAGAAGCAACACCTGCTCCTGTTACTGATAGTGTCCCATTAGCCGTTAAAGGGCTATTTGAGACAGTAAACGCACTTGGCATAGATAATCCTACCGAAGTAAGTCCTGTGTCTGTATCAGTCCCATTTACCCAAGAAGTACCATTGTATTTTAATACTTGACCATTTGAAGGAGTTGTTATTGTTACATCTCCTAATTGAGTCAAGTTATAATCGCCTTCAGTAGCTACTACCACACCTGTTCTACCAAATACACTTGTAACGGCATCTGTATTTATATCTGTCCAACTTGCAGTTATTGTTCCACCATCTTGTTGATTAAGAGTTAATGTTTTTGTAGTTGTGCCAGTAACCGCAGCACTTAATAAACTTCTATTATAAGCAGTATTCCAAGTTGATTGACTTGCATCAGTAGGCAAAGAATACCCAGCAGAAAAACCTAAAGCTAATGTGCCACTTGTTGTTATTGGGCTATTGGTTACACTAAATCCTGTTGGTGCAGATAAACCTACTGAAGTTACAGTACCAGAATTAGTTGCAATTGTCCACGATCTGTCAGCAGTTAAATCGTATGTAGTACCATTTATTGTTAATGTTCTTGCATTGGTTACTGGAGTATATCCTAAAGCCGTTGTAACCATACCGCTTGTAATACCTGTAATATATCCACTTGGATTTGTGCTTAAATAAAAATCTCCTGTATTGTTGTTAGCAGCCGTTCCAAAAGTTCTAAAAGCTAGAACATCAGTTCCTATGGCTAACCCTAAAGCACTTCTTGCTGCACTTGCAGTTGAAGCACTTGTGCCACCATTTGCAATAGGTAAAGTTCCTGTTACATTAGTAGTCAAAGAAACACTTGATAAGTAACCTGAAGGGTTAGTAGCGTTATATGGAGTAAACCCTAAAGCACCTGTTACATCAGCAGAAAGTAGGCTAATTGCCCCTGTTCTTGTATTGAATGATGTTACCCCACCTTGATATTGTGGTACATTTAAAACGCCTGTAGAGCTGTTATATGTTGCAGCACCGTTAGTACCAGTAGTTGTTAAGCTTATGGAACTCCTAGCTCTTGCATTCGTAAAATAAAGGTTAGTATTCTCAGTAACTAATGAAGTGTTATAATCACCATTTAAAGCTAAAATAGCACCAGTCCTACCAAATACAGAAGAAACTGTAGAAGGTAAAGGGTAAGCCCCAGCAGGTGATTCAATAGTAATTATTTCATTAGTAGTATTAACATCAACAACAGAAGTTGTAACATTTATATCTATAACATTATTTGTAACTACTATATCTATATTTTGTTCATTAGATGTTACTGTTGTACTCATTATATCTTGGTTATGTCTTCGTAAACAATAAAGTTACCCCAAATGTATGTCTTCTCATTCCCATTAGGGAACAATACTGTCATATCATACACATAAGTCCCTGCGGCTATTGTTATTTTATAATTAATTGTAATCTGATTGTTATTTACACCACCAACTGTGATTGCCCCATTGGTTTCAGTCAAAGTAAGTTCAGCAGTTGTGCTGTTAGGTTTCTTACGGATTTGAATTTTTACATCTGCACCTACTAAACTAATAGGCACAAGGTTGGCAGTTAGGGTTAAAACCTGACTCCAAGTATCATTTTGCCATATCTGTATGTTGTAATTTGCTGGTCTAAAATCAGCATTTGTTTGAGCACAAGCCATTATCTTATATTTTTACAAATTTACTTAATTATTCTTTCCCTTATTTTGCCCTATTTATTAAGGGCAAGAACCATCTCCCATCTCTATTGTTATACTAGGATAATATCCATTAGTAATTTGACCTCCAAAAGTCCTACTTGAACCAGCCGTTTGAATACAATTTACATTCAATTTAGTATCAGTTACTTTTACATAATCACCACTAGCTGTATTATATGAAACAACAATAGTATAAGTACCTAATTGGTTTGTTATACCATTTGCACTATTTCCAGCAGTTACAGGAAATGTTACATCAGTAATTGCAACTCCATTAACAGTTACATTAGTAATGTTAGCAGTAGTGGTATTATTATTAATATCTACCCCTGTTTCTGTTCTGCCTTGTGCAGACATCATTATCCCTTGTTTTACTAATTTCATTATACTACTATATTACCTATTATATACCATTCATTAGTTGCTCTCTTAATCAAAGTTAACCCTGTATATCTATTAGCTATTGTGTATGCACTATCCTTACTCACTATTGTAACACCACTTGCAACCGCTATTGAAGTAACACCTGCTCCATATTGCATAACAGTTATTTCAGTTCCAATAGGAAAAGCTACACTTGCATTAGTAGGAATAGTTACTGTATTAGCACTACCTACATTCATTTCAATAATTTTACTTGCATCACTTAATACTAAAGTATAGCTGCTTGTTTGAGTATTGTAAACATTATAGTTTGTCAATAACCCTTGTACTAAAGCAGTAGAATTAAAAGTAACTGCATTACTTAATTGTACTGCACCTGTTACTCTTAATGATGAACCACTATTGTCAACTAATACATCACCAGCACCACTTGAACCTTTAAAGTTAAAGAAGTTAGCATAAGCCATAGATATAGAACCATTAACTTGTAACTTATATCCTGAACCTAAATCTGTTTGAGTTCCAATTAATAAACTACCTGTTGGTGTTATTCTTGCTCTTTCAGTTGCAGTTGAATCACCACTTGCACCTGCAGTACCAAATATTAATTGTGATGTACCATTTGCTCCTGAACCAATAACCTTAACAAATGCCTGTGATGTTCCACTAAAACTGTTTGCCGTTTCTAAAAGTAAACCAACAGTACCACCTGCTGCTTCGCTTCTAAATTTAACATCAAAATCACCACCATTTCTTACATCTAATTTATTAGAAGGGCTATTTGTTCCGATTCCAACATTACCATCACTTGATATCCTCATTCTTTCGCTAACATTTCCAGCACCATTAAATGTATAAAACCCTAATGATATATCATTGTCCGCAGGATATATTGCTCTAATTGCTGCAACAGGAATCGTACTTGAATCATTTACAGCCCAATTTATACCCCAATTATACTTTGTATTTGTTTTATTATCAAGTGTTAAATATGTAGTATCTGATGACAATGCTTTAGAAATACTTAATAACGATATAGGATTTGTCGTTCCTATTCCAACTCTATTATTTGTACTATCTACATATAAAGTATTTGTATCTATTGTTAAATCCCCACTAAAAGTAGCACTTGTACCATTTAAAGCACCTGTTAAAGTACCACCACCTAAAGGTAAATAACTTGTATTATCATAAATTATTGTAGTACCTGTAGCCTTTACAAAGCCTGTTCCATTTAATTGTGTTTGCGGTGTTAAATTACCAGCATTCCAAATCTTATTTCCGTTAATAGTTGCTAAATCATTACTTGGAACTTGTAAATTTATTCTATCTTGTGAAACTCCTGCTCCATCGTTTGTAACATATAATTCTAAAACTTGTGCTTCTGCACCTGTTGTAGTCTCTGCATATAATCTTAATCCACTTGTATCACCACTTCCACCAAATGGATCATTTGGGAATCTTAATCCTTTAGTATAATCACTAATACTTGAAGCTTCCTTTAGCACAATTTGACCTGTCATTATTCCACCTGCTAAAGCTAAGTAAGTGCCCGACACCGCAGATATAGCAGAAGAACCGAATACCGCTAAAGTACCATCCCCTTTAATATAATCCGTAGCTGCACCTGCACCTGTTAAAGTTAAAGTTCCTGTACTTGTAACTGGTGATCCAGATACCGAGAAAGCAGCAGGAGCAGAAAGACCAACCGAAGTTACTGTACCACTTCCACCACCAGCTTTTTGCCATACAGTTCCAGAGTAAATAACTGTGTTACCAGCAAGAAAAACAATACCATTCCAAGTACCACCTGTGCTTACTAAGTAATAATCACCAGCAGTTCCTACACCATCAGCAATAGTTGGTGTGTTAGTAGCTGCATTCCAAGTTCCTTTATAAGAAGAACCCATAGTTGGTAACTGAGCAGATGGCACTTTACCATCTGAACCCAAAGTAGCTACACCATTAGCAGCACCTAAAGGAACAGAACTAACTACTCCAGCACTTGCCGTTAATGCACCTGTTAATGTCTTTACCTTTAAATCTCCAGTTATTTGTAATTGATTACTCATGTCTTAATTTCTATTTAAAAATTGCTCTAATAAACTCATCAGCAGCCAATGCTCTAGCCGTTGCAAAGGTAAGTACTCCTGTAGATGCGTTAAAGGTTACATTCTCATCTGTAGGTACACCAGAGGTAGCTATACTTCTAACCTCTATACCACCTCTTGAAACACTCACACAAACCTTACCAATAGCACCTGCAAAGGTTACAGTTGTTTCACCACCTGTAGCAGTATAGTCAAACATTACTACGTTAGAACCTGTGACAACCACGCCTGTTGGAGTTACTTGAGTTCCTGATATTGTATAAGCTCCTGTACCTTGTAAAGACACGCTATATGTTGATGCTCCCTCAACAGGACCAGACATTTCTAAACTAACAATATTCACTAGACCAGTAAATACACTATAACCTAATGTTCCTGTACCATCACCATTATCATTGTTTATCTGAAACTTAACTAGTATTTGTTCCTTTAATCTAAGCTTAGTAAGCAAGGTTAAATAAGAATAATCTGTAAGAGCTATAAACCCATCAGCAGATATGTTCCAATTAATTTGAGAGCCTAAATACTCTTTAAATGAGCTTGAATTAGTTGTAGTAACTTCTACCTGATCTACGCTTGTGCTAAATGTACAGTTTGTAGCAGCAGCAAAAGGTACACCAACATTTGTTGAAGTATTATACTGAAAAAGAAGTATGTTAGTTCCGTTTATTACTGATGGCATTATTTCCTAGTATTTAAGTTTTTAAATATGTCTATATCTATAGTTGTTCCGTTGTAGTTTATCTTCTTTAGTACTGACTCTTGTACTGCTTGTTTCAAATCCCATTTAAAGGATTTTAGTAAATATGTGTAAGTATTAACCGTATCATAAGAATATGTAAACTTACTATCCAACCAATATCCTATGCTTTTGAATTGACCTTCTAATACTGTTTGAGTTTGTACTTGGTCTATACCAATATCTTGAGCAACTAAAGTAAATAACTCTGTGCTACCTGATGTATTTCTGCCGAATTGATTAGCAAAACCACCACTATTTTCTGTTGTATACATACCCACATAAGATGATGCTGTTACTTCATAAGGGTTATTTGCCACTCTAGAATTTGAATCTGTATTTCTGAATACTTCATTATACATAAAGCCTAAAGCAAAGTTATCAGTTTGTGTTGGTTTAAACTCGGAATTAATACTACCTATTTCCCTATATGCGTCATAAGCATATATTTGAGATGTTGGACCAACATTCTGTATTAAAAAATATGAAACTATTAACTGAGGACTTGCACCTGTGCTTAAAGGTCTTAATATTGTTACTGATATTGTACCATCAATAGGAACTATAACTTGTTTTGGAAATCCAATAGGAAAACCTCCTAGTGTATAGGATGTAGTTGTAAATGTTCCAGTATTATCTAAATAATAAGTTGTTAAACCATCATCTGATGTAATTCTAACAAAATATCTTTCAGTACAATTATATGGAGCACCTGACCATAAAATATTCAAATAATCACCAGTTTTAACTATACTACTAACAGACCTAAATGATCTATTTGTTTCTCCTGATATTGTTGTAGTATCAGAAGTTAATAATCCACCGTAAACAGGGTCTTCTTTTGTTCCTATCATACCTGTTTCTACCCATGCATCAGCATTGTTAGTACTTGACCATGATAAAAACCATCCATTTGTTATTATTTGCTTTACATTATATATTGGACTAAACTGAGTATAAGACTTTTGTGCTCTATTAAATGTAACCATTAAAGATTGCCCAATCTGCTTATAGTTATTAGTACTATCTATAGCAACCGTAGTTGTATTGCCAACTGTTTGTGTAGACTGGTATGTTCCTGCACTATTATAAACATAATAATCAATAGTAGCTTCTCTAGTCAAAGCACCATAAGCAGTTAAATACCACTTATCTTCTTTGTAGAAACATTCCCATCCAAACCTATTACATAAATATTCTAATATATCATAGTAGTTTAAATACTCACCATATTGCTCCATCAAGTAGTTCTTCTTTAAATACATATTTTCTATGTTTCTAGAAGTTACATTTGCTGTTTTATAATACTCATTAACCCATAAATTTAAAGTAAACTCTGTTTTAGCAAAGCAATCAATAAGTAAATCTTTTACACTAACTTGTTCATCAGAATTAAATCCTATTCCATTTGTTAAATTAAAATAGTATTTCTTGTTCTTAGTTCTAGCTAAACCATCAACAAAAGTCAATGACAAGCTATTTAAAGACACAGGAGAATATTGAACACTATCTACAGGTATAAAAAATCCTCTCCATATAATGGTATTCCATGTATAAGAGCCATTATAAGTTCCCTTTGTAATAACTACCATAAAGTCGTTATCATCAGCCGTAAAGAAGTCTTGTAACAAATTAGCATAGTTAGTGCTAGGTTGAAATTCGTTCTTTACAATATTTAAAGTAGCTCTTGTAGCTAGTATTGGTGTATAAGCATTACCCTCAGTATCTATGGTTTCTATAACAAAAGGACTATTAGAACCAGTTAAAGGAAATACAGTTGCACTAGAATAGCCGTCTTTGTAAATCTGAGCCCTATAGACGGTGTTTGTTGCATCTGGTATAGCATACACATCATCAAATATAATCTCGTATTTTGGGTTTATAAATGCCATTAGAACGTATTATTATTGTTTCTACCTGCTTTGTTCATTAATATTAATAAGTCATTACCGCTTATTCTTGCTTCTAAAGTTCCACCTCCACTACCCATAAGTGATTTAAGCTTATCTAAAGGAGCTACAACCTCTGGGTTGTGACTAGCACCAGGATATTCTCCCATAAGACCCATTGTAGGACCTGAGATAATACCACCGTTAGCAAATTCTTTAGGCTTACTAGATAATTTAGATTTTAAAAATGCTCCTGCTGCAATAGCTGCAATACCTGCACCTAAAGCTAATTTCCATTTTAAAGGATTTTTTAATGATTCAATAGCTAAACCTGCTAATGCCGCATAAGCGACAAGGGCTTTACCTAATTGCATTAAACTATCTGCTAAAATTAATCCAAGACCACTTAAAACATCTACTTTTTCACCTGCTAAAGCTTTACCTAATGATTCTGCTAAATAAAATATAGAATTATTAACAAGGTCAATAACCATTTTATTAATATCATTTACAGTAGTTGCCCATGTAACTTCATACTCTTTTACAACTTCTTGAGAACCAGCTATTGCTGCATCAGCTCTTCTTATAGCATCATCAATTTTATCAAATTGTTCTGCCGTAAATCCGCCTATTGAAGCTAAATCATATAATGCTGCCTTATATTCTTCTAATATTTTAATTCTATCGGCATTATTTGTTTTGCTAGATAAGTTTGCAATTTTCATTGCAACATCTGATTGTATTTTTAATGAATCTAAGGAATTTTGTAATTCTCTATTATTTATAATTTCAACTTCTCTTGCAAGTTTTTCTTTTTCAGTTAGCTCTTTTCTTAATAAACCTTCTTTTATATTATATGTTTGTCTATATAAGTCAGCTATTGTATTTTGATAAAATGTTTCTTCAATTATACCTTGTTCATGCCAAGCTATTAAATCAGCCATAGCTTTTTGTAATAATTCTACTTTTTTAACATCATTACCTTCTGCATAAGCTAATTGATTATCTAAGTTTTGCTTAAATAATTTTTGTTCTTCTTGTACAGCATTAATAAAATCTTTTGCATAAGTGTCTTTAGGTTTTGACTCTTTTTTACCACCACCACTTACAGGAATAATTCCAGCTGTTGCAATTTTTTGTAATTCTAATATTTTGCTTTTTACTTTTTCTACAGCAGTAGCAGCATTTAGAACAACTTGTTCTTGATTCATCCATTGTCTATCTGCTTCATTTGTATATGTTTTTGTTGCTAATGAAGTTACGTCAATCTCCTTGCTTAATGATTGATAACTTAAAAGTCCATCTTTTGCTACACCTTCTGAAGCTTTAGCTGTTTTTTTAGCTTGTCCAGCTAATTCTTTTTCTTTATCTAATATCTTTACTAATGCAACATAATCATCTTTATAAGCAGCGATAAGAGCTTGATTAAGCATTGCTTCTGTAACCTTATTAATTGCTTCTTCTGATTTTCCTGTTTTTATCGTATTCTCATCTAATTTAATACCATAATCTTTTAATACCTTATTTACCTCACTTATAGCATTTTTTCTTTGAGCATCTGTTGAGTTTGCATCTCTTGCTATTTTTACATAATTTGTAAGTAATAATTCATTAGCATAATAATCATTTTTAGTATTTGATAATGCTTTGTTTAAGTCATCTTGAGATTGCTTTAATTCATTGGTAGTTTTTTTGGCTTTAAACATACCTAAGTCCCAAGCGGTAATTAAGGCTATAATAGCAGAAACTCCCAAGTATATAGGTCCTGTCGCAGCAGCAAATCCACCTACCAAAGCAGGAAGGTTATTTTGAATACCTCTAAATCCAAATGGTAAATCTTGTAGAACTAATGCTAAATTAGTCCATTGCATATTATTTTTTTTCAATGAACCAGTTGCAGCGTCTAGTCCAGATGGTGTAGGCATTGAAGCTGTCATTTTCTTGAAACTGGCACTTGCTGGATCAATACCATTTGCAACTAATGATTGAAAATCTTTTTCCATTTTTTTAGCCGCAGCACCTGCTTGTTGTGATGCAGGACCAAATAACTTAATTGCAGCTTCTAAGTTTTTAGCATTCTTTTGTATATTGGTAGCAATCTTTTGGAACTCTTTATCAGTACCATTAAATTCACCAATCATCTGATATAAAGCATCATTAACCCCTTGAAAATCGAGGTTTAATTTTAAGTCTACTTGATTATCTGCCATTATGCTATTTCTTTATATTATCGTATTTTTTTAAGACCTCTTGAAGTTCCTCAGGTGTCATTACCCTCTGCTTTACAAAGTTACGATTATCGCAGTCAAGTGGTAAAAGCTCATGTGGCTTTATCTTTTTACCTTTTGGTAGTTTTATATTTAACAAGATTGTAGTTTGCCATCTTGCTCTTAACCACTTTTGTTCTTCTTTATGACGGTAGCCATACCAAACAAAATCTAACTCAGCCATCGTCATATCCCAAAACAAATGGGGAAGCACTTGGCACTCCCCCATTGTATATCTTTCAATATCAATCCACTCTAATTTTTTTTTACAGCGTCTTTTGCAGCTTTCTTATTAGTAGGTTGTTCAACACCACTATTCATACTTTCAGCAAGAGCAGCCATAACATCTTGAAACTTCTTACTTCCTAATCCGCCCATGTCATCAATCCAGTCACATACTTCTATGTCCGTAAAGCTTGGAGTTATCCCTTGACTATACAATGGATATTCTGCTGCTGATTTAAGCAAGTTAGTAATCGCATCTAAAGATTGATTACCTGATAATGCTTCTGATATATCTGATGGTCCAATTCCTTGTAGTTGACAAAATCTTTTTAAAGACCATGTACAAAACCTCATAGGTATCTTAGTCCCATCGCTTAGGGATAGTTCAAAATGTCCTCTCATATTTTGGTGTTTTTGGTGTTATTATGCGTTAGTAGCCTGAGTCAATGCTCCTGTTCCTGTAAACGAAACTGAATATGTTGCTGGAGATTCCATATCAGCAGTAACATCTAAACTTTCTATAAATGCAAGACCAGACCAAACTAAATCACCTACTATTGGAGTTGCACCAGTAACTGTAGTAAATTTAACCGTAACTGCTGTTCTAGCAGCTAATGCAGTAAAAATATCTCCTACAATATATGTTGCACCTGTTGGGTCAACTGTAGCAAGACCATCTGTAGTCAAAGACCAAGACTTTACACCACCAATATGGTCAGACCATCCTTGACTATTTTTAGTTGTTGAATCTGGTAAGTCAACGCTTACTGATAAAGAACATGATGTAGAATGAGCTACTACTTCACTTCCTACTAGAACTACTAGGTTTGTACCGTTAAAAATTCCTGTTGTTGGCATTTTATTTTATTTTAATTTTTTATAATATTTGAGTTACAAAGTGATCCATTGTAATTACCCTTCTAAAAATATAAGCTTCATCTACATAATCAAATGTAGCAATATTACTTGTCATCTTACGAGTAACTATTTTAAAGTCAGGAGAAGCACTTGGGTAATTCGGCACATTAACGCCTATGATCACTAACAATTCGTTAGCCCACTGGTCTACCGACTTCTGCCCTACTTCACCTGACTTAAAAGTCCTGTACACAACATCAAATTGAATAGTAACATCAAAGTTATAACTCTGTTTGTCGCTATTTTCTGCTGTTGTTTGGCTGCTTATAAGCAAGAACGGAGGCTCTACAGTATCAGGTGCAATAGTATCGTAAACACCCAAAGAAAAACTTTGAGATGCTAACTTATCTACATAAGCCTTTCGTATAGCGTATCCGCAATCTTTCATTAAGCTTCCGTTTCTACTTTTTCTTCCTCAGGATTTTGCTCTTGAGCAAGTTTTGATAAGAACTGAGTTAAAGGTAATCCAAATTTAGTTGGCATTTCTTGAATGAAAGCGTCTAATTGTTTTACCTGCTCTTCGTTTAATGTAATTGTCATGGTATTGATTTTGTACAAATTTAGTGAAATAAATTTATATGATTTTACTTAACCTTGAAGCTATTTAATCTTTTTATCAATGATGCATATTTCTCATCAAACGTATTAAAGAAGAACGGTCTATTCTTCATATTGTAATTTCTTAATCCTGAACCTATAAATTGAGATGCTAAACCATCTAATGGCTTTCTAGTACTAAATTTATATCTTGGTATTCTAAATCCTCTACCTGTGCCAAATTCTACATAAGGAGCATATTTAACAGTTTTGCTACCCATTGAAAACATAGCATATCCATTTTGATAAGGCGTAGAAGATATACTTCTAGATAAATTTCCTGTTCTTTCGTAGGGCTTTTTAGATTTAGATTTAAGTCTAGGCAAATTACCAGCTTTTGCAGTAGCTTCTACCTCCATAGCCTTTACAGCCTTATCAACCTCTTGTATTGCATAAGCTTTATACAATTCAGCAGTCTGCTTAAACTTGTTTTGAATTGCATTCAAAGCTTTAGTATCTACTGTAAATGTTGCCATTATTTAAGTGTTGAGCAGCCTATTAAATAGTATTTATTACGATCACTTTCGTTTATGATAGAATTTATCATATATAATCTACTTTGGAAGCTGATTACCAACTTCTTATCAAACACCTTAGATGTAGTATATCTTATTCTGAATGTAATATCTGTAGCAAAACCATCAGTTCCTGCTAAGTTAGTTCTTGTATCAGTATCTGTTACAATCTCAGCCCAACAAGTATAATAGTCAGCTAGTGTGTTAACAAAACCACCTGCAAGATCAGATACACCTGTCTTACTTTTAAAAGTAATCCTATTTTGCATTCTACCTATCATTATAAGAATATGTTTATGCGTTTAAATGGCTTCATAAGCTCGTATGCGGTCGTTAAATTTGGAGATGGTCTACCAGCATCAACAGATGATTCTCTGTACTCGTATAAGTCTGAAACTAGCTTTAAAGTGGCAGTCTTTAATGTACTAGGTACACAGTCATATCCACAGTTATATGTAAACCTATATTCCATGCCAGGATAATTAATTGTAAATACTTTCCTAACAGTTGTTCCTATTACCTCATAAGCACCATCTTCTATTTGTACCCAAGCATTAGCTGAAAAATACTCTACATTAAGAATATTTGTTATTGGAGCATAAGGTAGCTCAATTAAATCATCCACATAAGCTACAACTTGCAAAGTTCTTTCAGTCATAGCAATACCTGCATATTGTTCAAGTCTAACTCTTGCTGATGTAATTAATGACTCAATAAGGTCATCATCTTCACTAAAGTCTACTCTTAAATAGTTCTTAGCCTCAGCTAATGTAATAGGGTTAGTTACCTCTTCTGAAATTATTGTTATATCTCTTACTATTTGCATTTGCCATTATTTGTACAAAAATAACTAAAATATAGCGGACATAAAAAAGGAGGCAGTTTGCGGCTGCCCCCTTGTATTTTAGATTAATCTAAGATTAAGCTATGTTACCAAAATCACCGTATACGAATGCACCACTATAGTAGATAGGGAATGCAATACGAGCTTCAACTCTTACAGTAATCAAGTTCTTTTGGAAGTTATCGCTATCCATTTCAGAGAACTGAACAGAGATACCTTGATTTTGCATGATTTGAGCACCCATTGACCAGTCACCTACTAAGAACTTATCAGCAGCGATTGCTGTAGATTGGAACACTGGAATACCTGCAATAGTTAAAGTACCATCAGTTGTAACAACTGTAGAACCTGGAAGACTATAAGCAGCATTTGTATTCTTAGTATTCATGATAGCAGCCCAATCAGTTGGGTTGATCAAGATACCATTAGCAGAATAATCAGCAGTGTATACTTGTGCAATAGCTTGTACTAATTGCTCAACGTCTACAGTAGCAGCACCAGTTGCAGCAGAAGCTACACCAGTAATACCTTGTAAGTTAGGAGCAGTACCATTACCATTCAATAATTGAGCATCTTCAGCTAATAAATACTTCTCTAACAAACGAGCTTGTAAGAAAGAAGTCATTGCAGGAACATCATCCAACATTTGACGAGAGATTCTTACGAAACCAGCGATGTACTGTGCAGGAGCATCAGTCATTGTGATATCAAAATCGATTTGAGCTTTAGCAGAACCTTGAGTTTGAGGAGCTGCATCACCTTCGCCACCTGTTTCTTTAGGGAAAGTAAATAAACCTGTAGATAAATTACCTACTGGTAATAAACTTCTGATATGCACTTTACGAGAAGGTAGAGCATATACTTGTGGAGCATATTCTCTTTGTAAACCACCAGTTAAGTTAACTGCTTCTGTCATGTTTCCTACTGCCTTAGTGTCTAAGATAAAGCCAGAACGCTTCTGCTCACCACGACCTAATTTTGCGATGCTGTCAGCATTCTTATCGATTGCTTCAGCAAGGGATGCGTTGAACCCTTTTGATTGATTTTCATTCATTGTCTTACGATTGTTTTTTGCCTCTAATTTGTCAGCAGCATCTTTTACTACAGCAACTTGAGATTTTAATTCTTCTAATTCTGTTTTTAAGCCATCTACCGCTACTGCGTTATCAGCTTTTAATGTTTCGATAGCACCGTTTACTTCGGTCTTAACGCCTTCGAAAGCACTTTTAATTTCTTCTACCATTAGTTGAAAATTTTAAATGATTTTAAATAATTGTTTACCTCGATTTCAATAGAAACCATCGGGTCTTCCTCTTCTTCCAATGCTTCTACTTCAGGTGTTTCTATTTCACCTTCCATAGATGGTTGCGGTTGTTGTTCAGGGTCGACTGATTCTTCGTCTTCCATTTCAGCAAGATATTGTTGTAATTGTTTAAGTTTAAGTTCTAACAGCTCAAATGTTTCGTCAGTAAAGTGACCGTTTCTTAAAGACTTAATAGTTTTACCCATCTCATCTACAAGAACAGACTTAATCTGACTCTTCACTCCTACTGTTGGTGTATTTGCGTTTGCACCCCACAATACTGAACTACCCTCAAACAATTTAATTTCATTGATTTCGTTATAGCCTGACTTCGCTTGTGACTTGATAGTCTGGAAGCCAATGCTATGTTCTGTGATATGACCTTCTTTATACAACTCGTAAGTATCGTTACCTAATGTTGTATTAGGCATCTTTACTCTAGCCTTTAAACCAAATCCATCTTCCATCATCTCGAATGGTTTAGCAATTGGCTTTTCGGTTGAGTGGTTAAATAAATGCCAAATTCTATTTGTGGCATTAGGTCCGTTTTCCTTTAGGGTTTTAGTGAATGCACCTGGTACAATAACATCGCCATCGCTGTCGACATTACCAAACGCAGAATAGTAGACAGTTATTACTCTGCTACCATCCTCCATATCTACTGGAGCTCCACTTACCGCTTTTTTGTTATAAAAGTTACTCATATTTTTTATTTAAGCTATATAAACTGTGCAGCATCTACAGTTGCAGTTATTTACTGCTAACCCTGCTGCATCATGTGCATATTGCATTTCTATTAGTCCATAATCAGGAGTGTTCACTAGGAATGGTTGATTAACAGGGATTCTTACACCTTTGTTGTCAGGGTTCGTTTGTCTATCTAAATCCTTGTGCCATAATCTTGGCTTACCACTCTTAGCTGGATATTCAGCAGCTATCCATTGTTTAAATACTGGAACACCTGCTAACTTCACCGCACCCATAGCACCTGCACTTAATGCCTGATGGCTTTCAGTTCTTGCTATTAATAAACTCCTTGCGTTATTTATTTTTCCTTCTCTTAGAGTTTGTATTGCCAATGAATTAACTTCATTTTGTGACAATCCATTCTCACGACCAAACTTTATAACACTCGCTAATATACGAGCTATTTCGTTTTCAGTAGTATTCTCTATGCCATACATCTTAGGTCCACTAATCGCAACCCAGTATGATAACATAAAAGCTAACCACTCATCCAAAATGTTTAAAGGGTCAAGGTCAATCTCTTCCGCTTTTTTATTCTTTTCAAACATCTGTTGATATCTCATAGCAGTATAACCGCCAGTTGATTCATACAAAGTTCGTAAAATATTATTAATCTTATCGCCAGTAAAAAATCCTGCACGATTATTAGCCGTTTGTTCTACTCCTAATGCTTCAACCATTTGTGCAGCTTTATCAAAATCAGCTTGTAAAGCCTCTTTTATTTTAGGCTGAAACTCTCTAACTGATTTCCTTGCAATTTTTTGTTGCAAAGCAAATTGCTGTGATGGATAAAGTATTTTTGGCATCTATTTTACAGGAGGCAAATTATAATCACCTTGTTGTTGTGCATCTCTAGGGTCTTGTAACATTGTCAATTCATCAATAGGCAAGTAACCTGCTGGTATAAAGATTTCGTTCATTACTTCATCTTCTACAGTATCATAACGCATAGCTGCTCTCTTCTCGTTTGGAGTAATCCACCATGATTGAGAAAGAATAGCACTAAGCTCTTTCATGTCCTCTTGTAACTCTGGGAATACTGTTAAGTCAAAATCAATATAGTAACCTTGACCAATTTCTTTTGCAAAAAATCTATTGAACGCATCACGAAGAGCTACTAACTCAGGAAGGACTACTTGAGTCAACATTTCCTTTTTAGCTTCCTTCATGTTGTTATAAGTCTTGTTATCAGGGTCATTAAACAACGCAGAATTGACACCGTAAACATTACAAAGTTCTCTAAGTGTAATTTTCTCTGATTCTAACAACTGCAAGTCAACAGGACTTAATCCCATATTAACCCATCCAAGTTTTGCACCTGCAACTAAAATCTGTCCTGCATTCTGTACAATCTTGTTCTTAGTTCCGTACTGATTGTAGAAATCTTCTTTTAGTTTACCTGCTTGTTCTGGACCAAAATCATTTGATTCATCAGCATACAAGATACCTTTAGGTCCTTGATTCTGCAACATACCAACTGAAGTGTCTTTTGCATCGTTGCTACGCTGAACAGTTCTGTAAGCAGCTTGTAAAGGCGATAAGCCGTATAATTGATTACCGTTAGTGTCAAAGTAAGGGTTGAAGTATTTTAGATGGATTACGTCTTTCGCATCTAACTGATCCCACCCAACTAGCGTAAAAGAATAACCTTCAACCCCATTTATTGTACCATCAGAAATAATGGCAACGTATTGAGATGGGAGTGTAACAAGTTCCGCAACCTTACCAGACTCTAGTCTATTTGCCCAGATGTAAGTATTGCCTGTAATTAGTTTATAACCGATTGCACTCTCGATAAATTCAGAGAATGATTGATATTCGTTTGGTTTTTCTAGTAAAGTGTTTAATTCGGAATCAGCAATTTCTGCAACTGCTTTTACACGAACTAACTCTGCTTTTGCTATGTCTGCTGTGCTTGTAGCATTGTCAAGCATTGCTTTGTATCTGTTAAGTTCTTTCTTGTTCTTTATTTGGTAAACATAGAAAGGAACAGTAGATACAGTTTTAGAAATACGTTTTATGATAGCATATACTTCACTATTGTTTTTATAGTCAAGTACAAATTTTTGCTGGTCTAATTCTGGGTAAAGTGTTCTACCAACTAATAAACCTCCTAAATCCGCAAATGGTTTGTTAATATTGTTGAAAGTCACCTTTGGTGCTGCCTTTTGTTTAAAAGGGTTAGCTGCCTTTAGTATGTCCGTTAAATTCACGCTATATATTATTTTTACAAAAGTAACAAATTTTTAGCCTATACTACCCACCCTCTTTTTGGTTTAGCATATTTTGTGTATATGGCATATCTCATAGAGTCCATCAAGTGATCTCGAAACTTCACAGGTTCATCAAGTGTGTTACCATCGCTATCGGTTTTCCACTTGTAGTTTTTAATCTCATC